TTCGCGGGCGCTTGGAAGGACACGTTAGCCGATGACCATGAATCAAGCAACGTCGCCCGGGCTGGTCCCGGTCGGCGAGAGTTTCCGCGAACGAGTTGCCCGCCATGTTGCCGGGGATTCCGAACTCGCGTCGAACTTCGACCTAATCGCGCAGGCCATCGCAAGCGGGGCCGTCGAGGAGCCGTCCGATTGCCCAGACTGTGACGGACTCGGTTTCAGGGCGCTCTCGGCGAAAAGGCTGGCCGTTTGGGCAGGGCGCGTCGCTGAGGAGCGGCGGCTCTGGCAACAACAGATCGACGAGCTCACGGGGGAAGCCAAGAGCGCGAGGCAGGATCCTGAGTGGCATGGTCGCCAGCTCGCCGAGCTCCGACAGAAGCTCGCCGAGCAAACCAAGCGCCTTCGGTACCAGTGCAACCGAGAATCCGTGTGCAACACATGCGAAGGGAGCGGTAAACTCCCCGGTTCTGGCGACGAGGGCGCCGAGGTTTTGCACGATTCTGTTTGGACGACAGTCCCGTGCCCGTATTGCTCAGGTAGGAATTGCGGCCGTGATGGCAGTGTTGCGACCGGCACAAGCACGGGGGAAATCTGGGATCGGGACGACGCGGCGGCCGACCGCTACGACGTTTGTCCAAAATGTATCGGCGAAGACGGTCAGGGGCGCGGCTACATCGTCCCGATCACGGCACGCCCGAAGACGAGCTCCCCGGATTTCACGGGCGACTACGTGACGGCGATTGACGACATTCCGCACCAGCGTCGATGCTGGTCCGAGCAGGCCGAGACCGTTGCCGAGGCCGACGAAGCTGAACGGTTCCTCGACTCGACCCGGGAGGGCGAGCCGCTGCTGGCTGCAGCTGTCGCCGTCCTGAACGGGCCCCGTGGCGACGAATGGGCTGGGCACCTGTGGGGTCGGCGTTTTGCCCTGTGGCCGCTCACCGAGGCCGGTAAGCGACTCGACGCGGAAGCGACGGAACGTCATCACGGCGGCGACGAGTATACGCGTTCGGTTGCTACACTGACGGCCCTGCGGGTCGCAGAGGTTCAGGTCGAGCGCGGAAACCCACACGACGCGCACTCATGAGCATGGCCGACGATCAGGCCAGAAAACTCGAACACCGTGCGGAGCAGGCGCTCAAGAAAGCCGAGGCGGCATGAGCGCAGCGGCTGCCGCTCCCCAGGTCCCCCCGTACCTGAGCCCTGGGCAGGTAGGGCGCGCGTGCGAGATCAGCCGAAAAGCCGCTCTCACCGAGCTCAAGGGTGCTGATCTCGTTGAGCGCCGAGGTGGTCGGCTCCGCATCAGCGCGAGCCGACTTCGAGAGCGTCTCCCCGACTACTACGATCGCGTCTACCAGTGGTTCGTTCTCAACCGAGAGACAATGTAGGTGACCTTGCCGGTTCTGTCCCGAACGCGCTGAATCTGTCCGAAACTGGCCGAGTGCATCAACGGATCCTTGTAAGGACAGCGCGCCGATAGGATCCGGAAGGATCCGAGGGCCCGCTAAGGCGCCGCCGGCCCGAATCGAATGGCGTTACCGACCACGACGAAGCGCATTGAAGCGCGACACACGAACAGACTCGCACCGAGCGAGGCGCCGACACCGCGAAACGGAAGCGGCGACGCATGGCTGGAACGCCACCTGTCTCCCGCTCGGCGCCACCTTAGCCGAGCGCATCGAAGCCCAGGCCATCCTCGACGAGGCGGCCGAAGACTTGCGAGACGCATGGCGAGCGGCAACGGAAGCGCGAAACGCCTCGACATGAAACTCCGCGACCTCGCCGCCCAAGTAGCCCTCGGGTTCGTGGGCGCGGTCATCGTCGTCGGGTTCGTCATCGACCTTGTCCGAAAGAGCTGATTGGCCGTCACGATCCAGCCCCACCACCAAGCGCTGTGGCAGAAGGCTGCGGCGCACACGGTTCCCGAAAAGACGAACAGGCCGCCGACCTACGGCGCTTGGCATCGGCAGCGTGCCGAACGCCGCATCGCGGTACCGGTTGAACCGGAGCCAGAGACACCCGCGTTCGTGGATGAAGCGCGTGGCACCGAGTAGCCAATGCCGAAGATCGACATCGACGACGAGAAGGCCGAGGCGCTCGCCGAAGTGAAACTCGCGATCAGGCGGATCACTGACGTCATGGCAGCCGGCGAGGAAGACAAGAAGCTCGGCAGGGCCATGGATGCCTCCCGGATCATCGAGGGCGTGAAGCAGCTCAAGCCCTACCTCGAGCGCCACGCCGAACTCCTTGGCCTCGACGCTCCGCCTCACCTTCAAAAGGTCGAGCTCTCCGGAAATCTCGGAGACCTCTTGAAACTTTCGCAGAGCGCCGATGACGCTGTCGAGCCAACACGAGAAGGAAACCCACAGGAAGTCGTTCGAGGCAAGTCGCCGACTACTCACTAGGTGGGGACCAGATCCGGCGCGCTTCGCGTACGAAGCGTTGGGCGTCAAGGCGCTTGCGCCTGATCAGGAAAAACTACTACGCGCAGTAGCCGAAAACGACAGGGTTGCTTGTCGCTCGGGCCAGAAGAGCGGCAAGAGCACGGTTTGTGCCATTCTCGCGCTCTGGTGGCCGCTCACGCGATATCGCGGCTACTGCATGATGACAGCCCCGTCCTTCCAGCAGGTCAAGGACCCGCTGTGGAAGGAGGTCTGGCGCCTCTACCTCGACGCGAAGAAGATCGGTCACGATCTTGGCGGACATCTCTACCGGGATCCGGCGACCGGATGGATCCTGCCCGAGGACTCAAAGCTTTTCTGTCGCACGACCGACGAGCCTGAGAAGCTCCAGGGCACTTCGAGCCCGAACCTTCTCATCATCGTCGATGAGGCGAGCGGATACTCAGCGGATCTCTGGGAGCCGTTCAGGGGAAATCTCATGGGCACGGGTCCGGGGTCGGGGAAGATTTTCGCGCCGTCGAATCCGACGCAGACAAGCGGAGAATTTTTCGACTTCTTCCACTCGAAAGCCGAGCACTGGCACACGATCCAGCTGAGTTCCGCAAATACACCGAACTACCACGAGAAAAAGATCGTCATACCGGGGCTTGCAACTTACGACGAGGTTGAGCAGCGAAGGAAAGAGTGGGGCGAGGACAGCGCAGCCTTTCAGGTCCGGGTCTACGGAAACTTCCCGAGCCAATCCGACAACGCCGTCATCTCGCTCAAGCTCGTCAACGACGCCATCAAACGGTGGGAGACGACCGAGCCGACCGGAAAGCTTCACATCGGAGTTGACGTTGCGCGTTTCGGTGACGACGAGACGGTGATCTGCTGCCGGCGCGGCAACAGGATCGTCAAGTGGCTTCCACTCAACGGCGCCGACAACGTTGACGTTGCCGGCAAAGTACTGAAGATTGCGAGAGACCTTACGACCGGTCCGCTCGACGTAGCGCGGGTGAAGATCGATACGATCGGCGTCGGCAGCGGCGTCTACGACGTGCTCTCGCGGTCCAAAGAAATTGAAGTCGTTGCCGTGAACGTCGCCGAGAGCGCGATGGTCGACGGTTTCCATCGTCTCCGCGACCAGCTTTGGTTCGCGATCAAAGACTGGCTCATGGAAGGCGGTTCGTTCGAGGACGACCCGCGACTCCTCTCCGAGCTCGTCGCTCCAGACTACGGGTTCGATACGCAGGGCCGTACCAAGGTCGAGTCGAAGGACGAGACGAAGAAAAAACTCAAGCGCTCCCCCGACCGCGCCGACGCCCTGGCGCTCAGCATCTACGAGGCGTCATACGCGGGAGACTTCTACGTAGGAGGGTGTCGATCGGTAAGGCATTGACGAATGGCGACTAGAAAGAAGCCTCAGGCTAAAGAGCCTGATTCTGGACGCGCCGCCGTTGAGCCCACAGTCCGAACGTTCACGACTTGGACGCCCGCGCTCATCAGAAGCGCCGAGCTTCAAGCCGACCGCGGGAACCTCAAGGAGGCCGCGAACGTCGTCGACTTTATTCTCTCGGATGACCGTGTGCAGGGCACGGTTCACACCCGAGTTCAGTCTCTACTCGGGCTAGACCCGACGTTCGAAAAGTCGGGCGACAAGCGGCGGGCGGCCTCCGTAGTCAACGCACTCGAGGCGAAGGAAGACTGGTGGGCCTCGTACCCCGAGGTTGACCTATCGCTGATGCTCACATGGGGCATCGTGCTCGGGCTCGCCCCGATGCGGCATCAGTGGCGGACGCCCGTCGGTCACGGTGGCCGCGTCTTGCCGATGCCGGAGTTCTGGCATCCTCAGCATCTTCGCCAAGATCAGGAAACGCGCAAGTGGATGGTCAAGGTCCGGCTGGGATCTTCCTCACACGCCACCGAGGAAGTCGTTCTCGAGCCCGCCACCGGCCAGTGGGAGTGGATCCTCCACACGCCCTACGGCAGGCACCGTCCGTGGGCACTCGCGCCGTGGCGCGGTCTCGCTCGATGGGTGCTTATGAAATACTTCGCGATGAGTGACTGGGCGAAAGCGTCCGAGAAGTCATCGCTGCTCGTGGGCACGAGCGACGTAAAAATCAACTCGAGCGCGCCGCAACGCGATCAGCTCGCGGCGGACATCTACAATCGCGGGCGGGATGGCGTCGCGATTCTTCCGCCAGGCTTCAGCTTGGATCTCGTCCAAACTGTTGCCAACACGGAGTCCCTCTACCGGCAGCAGATCGAGATGGCCGACACGGCAATCGCGATTGCGATCCGCGGCGGCAACCTCACGACTGAAGTCCAGGCCGGCAGCCGGGCAGCCGCCGAAGCGCAAGAGCGACTCGGCGACGACGTGAAGCGGCGGTTCGATGGGCAATCGCTCACGACCACGCTGCACGACCAGTCGCTCATGCGTTGGGCCGAGCTGAACTTCGGCGATCCGATGCTCGCGCCGTGGCCGGTCTACCCGACCGGTCCGAAGCGCGACATGAACCGCAAGGCGGTTTCGATTTCGACTGCGGTCGGCGCGCTCGAGCGGCTCGTCGCGCTCGGGATGGAAGTCGATCAAGAGGGCTTCATCAACGACTTCGAGCTGAACGGCATCGTGAAGCCCGGCAAGGGCCCACTTGTTCCGCCGAAGCCCGCGCTCTCGCCGCAGCCCTCGACTCCCAACGACGCGCCAATGGGCAATTAGCTCGCACCAATGCCCACCGACAACTATCAAGGTCAAGGCGGCGGCCTGCTCGGACCGTACAGCCGCATGGCGGCCGTTACCCCGAGCGACACCGTCGACACCACGTTCGTGACGGCCGCGCTGTACGTCGGCGGGGCCGGCGCCCTGACCGTCACGCCGTTCGGCGGAGGCGCAAACGTAGCGTTCGCCGCCGTACCCGCCGGCACGACCATTCCGATCCGCGTGACTCGCGTGCTCAGCACCGGGACCGCAGCGACAAGCATCGTCGCGCTCGGCTGAACGAAAAAACTCATGCTTCTTTTCAACCTGAAAGATTCGGGGCCGGACACTCTCGATCTCGACATTTTCGAGAACATCGGAGAAGGCGGGTTCTTCTTCAGCGCGCTCTCGGCCAAACAGGTTCGAGATCGCCTCAAGAATCGCCAAGACGTGAAGACCATTCACGTCACCATAAACTCCAAGAGAAGAGACGTTTTCGAGGGACTCTCGATCTACGAGCAGCTCCGGGCACACCCGGCGCGCGTCGAGGTGAGGATCCAGGCGCTAGCCGGAAGCATCGCGAGCGCGATTGCGATGTCGGGTGACGACGTTTCGATCGGGCCTGCTGGGTTTTTCCAAATGCACGGTATCAAGGGTGGAGCGTTCGGAGATCCCGATTTCGTCGAGGACACAGCCGACATGATGCGGAAGGCCGAGCACGTCATCGCCGGCATCTACGCGCGCCGCTCAAAGCAGCCGATGGAGAAGGTGAAAGCGTGGCTCTCGCGCGAGACCTACATGACCGCCGACGAGGCGCTCGCAAACGGACTCGTCGATCGCATCGACGACGCCACCGTCTCGAACGAGCCCAGCGGCAAGGCGAACGCGCGCGCGTTCGCGATGTTCAACAACGCAACGCTTGAGGGCGCACCTGCCGCGCTGCTCGAAGCCATCCGCAGCTCGCACGAGCCGGCGCCAGCTACCGAGCCGGAACCAACACCCGCACCCGCCGAGCCCCCAGCACCGATCACCCCGCCCGTCGAGGGCGACCCCGAACCAACGCCCACGCCGGAACCTCAAGAGAGAAATCCAATGACCGAACCCAACAATGCCACTCCTTCCGTTGCCCGCGCCCTCGGCCTTCCCGCGGGTTCGACCGAGACCGACATCGTCGCCGCGGCAACCCGCGTACGCGAGCTCGAGCTCCAAATCCTCGCCATTACCGGCGCCCAACTGAGCAGCGAGGCGCTCGGTTCCATTCGCGGACTCAAGGCGTCTGCCGACGAGTCAGCGAAGCTTCGCGAAGAAGTCTCGCAGCTTCGATCCGAGCGCGACCAGCAGAACTTCGACGCACTGCTCATGCGCGGCACGAGCGACCCGAAGAAGCTTTCGCCGGCTACGGCGAAGCTCTACGAAGAGGAGTTCGCTGCAGCGAAGGAGCAGGGACGCGGCTCAGAGGTGGTCTCCAGGCTCAAGGGCTTCATCGCCGTTGCGCCGACGATCATCGCCGAGCGTCGCCATGCCCCAACGAACACGCCCGGCGCGTCGCTCGTGCACAACGGCAAGCCCTACGCCGAGCTGAAGCCGCTCGAGCGAGCGCGCCTCAAGCAGGCCGACCCCGATCTCTACCGGGCGATGAAGCAAGACCACGACGAAGCCGCGCGAGCGAGCTGAGCCACGAGCACTGAGGAAAGCAAAAGACTATGGCAACCATTCTCAAGACCGATGTCTTTAATCCAGAGACTCTGGAAGAGGCAGTCCAGGGCGTACTCGGTCAAAAGACCGCTTTCATGGGCTCGCGCCTCGCGGGTCTCGGCGTCGTGCTCGTCTCGGGCTCGATGCCAGTGGGCGGCCCGAAGGCGATCGGCACGACCATCACGGTCCCCTATTGGGGGACTCTCGGTGAGTTCGCATCCAACGCGGAAGGCAGCTCCGTAACGCCGTCGAAGACGGGCCAGGTCACGGAAACGTGCACCGTGGCTCGCGACTCGCTCGCCTTCGAAGTGAGCCGATGGGCCGAGGGCAACGCATTCGTCAACACGAACGTGGGTGACCCCTACGAAGAGGCCGCGCGCCAGATCATGGTCTCGGCAACCCGGGCCATGGACCGGCGCATCATCACCGCGGCTTCGGCGTCCGGCGTGTACGTGAAAGACGTGTACTCGGCGACGACGCCAGTTCAGCTCACCTACGACCTCGTCATCGACGCAAAGTTCGAGGGATGGGGCGACGAGCAAGACGACATCGCGGCCATCATCGTGCACTCGCACGCGCACAAGGACTTGCTCAAGCTGAAGTCGTCGACGGGTGAGCTTTTGCTCAAGCAGTCGCAGGCAGACGGCGGACCGGTCAACACGTTCTGCGGTATTCCAGTGGTCGTCTCCGATCGCGTGCCGGTCACCGGCTCGACGATGGGCGCGGTCACGTCGAGCGGGACTGGCCCGCCCGTGGCGACACTCGCTGGCACCCCGCTCGGCCCGTGGAAGCTCCACATCGACTGCCAGCTTTCGCATGCCTCCGACACCCTCATCCGTTTCTCGACGGACGGCGGCAACATCTGGAGCGCAGACATCGCCGCGACGGACTCTGGCGTTGCGGTCGCTCTCACGGATACGGCCGTGGATTCGCGCGTTGGCGTGAATGGAGCAACGGGCGTGACCGTGGCATTCGCTTCCGGCACGTTCAACGCCGACAACCTCTGGACCTCGAACGCGTCGCTCAAGTGCATGTCGATGCTTTGCAAGCAGCGCTCGCTCGCCTTCTGGTACTCGCAGGCGCACATGGGCCTCGAGACCGACAAGGACATCATGAAGCACACGGATCTCGCCGCGATGCACATGTACGGGGCGGCGCACCGCTACCGCCGCATGGGCGACGGAACGAAGCCCGGCGTCATTCAGGTCGTCCACAACGTATCTGGCTTCGCATGACCAGCGTCGTAGACAAGAACTACCAGGCGAAGCTAGAAGCGCGGCGAAACGGGACGACTCCCGTACTCGTCACGCTTCCGGAGCCAGGCGTTGGCATGAGCCCGGAAGATCGCGATGCGCGGTATCGCGCGAAGCTCGCGGCAAGACTCGCCCCGGCGGCGGCGCCGCCGACGCCCCCGGCGGAACCTGTCAAACCGGCAGTGAAGGTCGAGCATCAGCCCGATGCGGAGCCCGCGAAGGACTCGGGCGACGCCAGCAAGCGCGGCGGCAAGGGTCGCGGCGACTTCGACCGGTGACAACGAACAACGGCATCGGCTCGCTCAGGCGCTTCTACCTCTTGAAGCGCCTGACGGCCCGCGACCTCGGCGACGGCATGGACGGCATTTGGCGGTCTAAGCAAGAAGAGGTCGTGGGTACGCCGCTGCCGGCTGAGTTTCCGTTTCGCTCGCGGCTCTCTGAAGTCGGTTACGTCGCCAAGGAAGACTTCGACATCGGGATCGATGCCGACGAACTCGTCAAATACGTTTTGCTCTCGCCTCGCGAGGCCGACGTTGTAATTGCCGCACACGCGGCGCTCTGAAAGCAAAGACCATGCCGATTACTGGATTCCACGACACCAACGGCACTTTCCGCGAGACGCGGCAAGCGCGCTTCCGTCTTCCTCTCACCGGGCGGCTGGCGGCCGGCACTGCGCTGGCCGCGTTCGCAAACGGGGCATCGACTGTGCCCGGCCTCGCGCTCGACAACTCGGAGGCCTCAGGCATTCGATGGAACAACGACGCGACACCCGCGGCGTTCTTCGAGTCCGT